TATTGCAAAGGGTTACTGTTTTACAAGTCAACAGGACTGTACGGATGCTCTTAGTGGTGGTAAATGCAAGACTTACTCTTGTACATCAGGAAAAGATAGCTGCGATGAAGACAGTAAGTGTACTGTCTTGGACTTAAAGAATACCACGGCAGGTCAGAAAACATGTTACCTGGATCAGGGACAGTGTAATACCCAAGAAAACTGTTACTTGTGGACTTGTGCAGGTGGCACTTGTATCCAAAGTGCTGACTGTAAACAGGATGATATTGCAAAGGGTTACTGTTTTACAAGTCAACAGGACTGTACGGATGCTCTTAGTGGTGGTAAATGCAAGACTTACTCTTGTACATCAGGAAAAGATAGCTGCGATGAAGACAGTAAGTGTACTGTCCTGGACTTGAAGAATACCACGGCAGGTCAGAAAACATGTTATCTGGATCAGGGACAGTGTAATACCCAAGAAAACTGTTACTTGTGGACTTGTGCAGGTGGCACTTGTATCCAAAGTGCTGACTGCAAACAGGATGATATTGCAAAAGGGTACTGTTTTACGAGTCAACAGGACTGTACGGATGCTCTTAGTGGTGGTAAATGCAAGACTTACTCTTGTACATCAGGAAAAGATAGCTGCGATGAAGACAGTAAGTGTACTGTCCTGGACTTAAAGAATACCACGACAGGTCAGAAAACATGTTATCTGGATCAGGGACAGTGTAATACCCAAGAAAACTGTTACTTGTGGACTTGTGCAGGTGGCACTTGTGTCCAAAGTGCTGACTGTAAACAGGATGATATTGCGAAGGGTTACTGTTTTACAAGTCAACAGGACTGTACGGATGCTCTTAGTGGTGGTAAATGCAAGACTTACTCTTGTACATCAGGAAAAGATAGCTGTGATGAAGACAGTAAGTGTACTGTCTTGGACTTGAAGAATACCACGACAGGTCAGAAAACATGTTATCTGGATCAGGGACAGTGTAATACCCAAGAAAAGTGCAAGAAAGAGGCACCCAAATATGTCTCATGTTACGATAACGGAAATTGTACACCAGACAAAAGTTGTGTGGAGGAAAATGAAAGATGTTTTCTCGAAGGAAATATTGAGAAATGCAGAGCGAATTGCAAAAAAACAGGATTATATAGTTGGACTTCTGGAAGTTGTCAACCCGACAATAGATGTATAACAGAAGATAACAATTTATGCTTTAAAAACATAGATGATTGTGAAAAGAAATCAAAAATATTAAAATCGGAGACTAAAACAAGTACAACAAATGGTTTGGATACTACAAGTAATGATATATTAATTTTCCTGGTTATAATATTAGCTTTGTCCTGTTTCCTTGTTTTGGTTGTAAATTAAAATAGTTAGTATTGATAAATAAATGATAATTACAAAGAAAAATTTAAATGATGATGTTGTTAAGCAATGGTGTTCCCAATTTTGTCAAATTCTAAATAGTTTATCTGAGTTAAATATTCGTCTATTTGGTTCAATAATTCGTAATTGGATTGGAATTTGTTATTATTACAATCTCGATCCATTTAACCCTCTTTCATTTAAAGATGTTTTAAAATATAAAGAGGAAGTTAAGATAACGGGAGAAATTGATATATGGATCGAATTAAGTGCATTTAGTATCTATTTCAATAATAATGATAGATACTTGGAATATCAAAATAAGATACTGAAAATTTTGGGTAATTTAAATTATTCAGTAGAAGTATCACCAATCCATACTACGATTTTAAATAACTGTAGGAATCTAAAACTTAAGTGCTCGACTTTGTTTGGTTCGAATTACACATTTACATTGTATTTATATGGAACTACCGGATTTTATCATGTTTTTTTCGATATAAATAATATATATTTTCAGTGTGGAACGAGTATGAATACAAAGTCTCTTGATTTAATTATAAAGCCGAGTTATATGGAATGCTCCAGAATTTGTTGTTTTCAATTGAGTTTTAATACGAATAATATTTTTGATTTATTGGAACGATGTCTTCGGAAAGAATGCTTACTTATGCCACTTGAAAATTATGGTGTTCACTCATTAAATAAAATGAAAATACTGGGTTATTACCGCGAATTATTTAGAGATTCTTTTCAAATACTAAATAGTCCAGCAGTTCAATTATATAACAGTAGTATAAAAACAGATGAGTGCTCTATTTGTCAGGATGAAATGACGAGTATTTCAGATATATCTGTATCAACGAAATGTAACCATATATTTCACTTGAATTGTTTATTTGAATGGTGGTCAGTAGACCAGTCCATACCATCGGCCTTAGTTAGATGTCCAAATTGTCGCTCAACTTTTAATTTGGTTCTTTTTGATGATGAAGAATAGAAAATAGAATTAAATAAAACTGTGTGTCTAATAAAAATGGGAGATAAAGAACTAATAGTCTTAACTACAGTTTATAATAAACCTGATTTGTTAAAATATCAGTTTGCATCCTTGATACGTTTTTTGGATGTAAGTTTTCGTCTACTGGTATTTGATAACTCGAATCAACCGGAATCTTCTGCTGAATTTGAAAATACATGTAAATTAAATTCGGATATGATGCAGTATATAAAAATTCCCCAAGAAATTCATAAAAAGAATGATCCTTCATCAAGAGCAGGTAAAAGTCTTGATTACTCATTATCTTTTGTGTATGACAAATTGATGTATAGAGGTATTGTTATGGTTCTCGATGCAGATGTATTTTTGTTTAAACATTACAATCCAATAGTAAGACTTGGAAATAACGAGGGGAAATAACGATATTATTGGAAGATTATACAGAGCATATCACACTCACCCGATATATGAAAATGGATTACATTATTTCACAAATCAATTTTTAATTATAAACTTTGAAACATTTCCATATATAAATACAATAACATTTCAACCGGTAGTTGAAAAATCAATACAGTTAGATTGTGGTGGATTTTTACATGGATTTCTTAAAGAACATCCACAAGTTAAGTATGACTGTATAACTGATATACCATCTGGATTTTTTAGTTATTTTTCGATCAGAACATTTAAAGGGAATCCATGTATAAAAAAATATTTGCTTAATGAAGTGCAATGGTTTAATAAAACATTCTCCGAAATTTTTGATGATTCCTTTATTCACTTTCGTGCCGGTTCAAATTGGATAGGACACTCAGATGAATGTGTAAAAAAAAGAGAATCTAATTTGTATTCTGTACTTCGTTACTTAATAAATTGAAAAATAACTGAAAAAGTAGTACAAGTAAAAAAAAATGAACTCTGATTTAATATGTACAATATACCGGGTTTTTAAAAACTCTGTGGAAACATTTGATAAAAATTTGGTTATAAAAGTAATGAAATATGCTCATAATAAGGAATATGAACAGATAAAAGTTATGATTATGGATCTATCAAAATGTCCGTTCGAATCATTGTTATATTTAACGGATTGTTGGTACTTTACAAGTTGTAAGTATGCTAATGCGAACAAAAAATTAAAAAAAATGATATGGACGGATCACGCATTAGATCATTTGGTGGAGCTATACTTGTGGTTGAAGAATACAAAATATGACATTAGAGATATTAAATATTATTTTAAAAAAGCTGTATGTACACATATAGTTATACTAATTACTCTGTCCCATGGAGATAACATACCTTATTTTATGTTAAGTGATGCATTAAGAATATCGCCTGTTGATATTCTTAATTCTGTTGTTCATGAAACTGGAACACATACGTCCCATACATATACACTTAATATTTACCCTGAATGGTATATTGATAAAGTTTATGAGTGCGATAAATTTTTGTTTAATCAATTGGATCTAGGAATACAATCCAACAGGCGTTGAATGTTCTTTGGTCAGATTTGAATATTCATCTATGTACTCCAATTGTTCCATTGGATTTAATTTTCTCTGTAAGCAATGAATAAAATATTTTTCAAGAGCATTCGCAGTTATCTTTTTCTTTTTCACTAGATTGGAAAACTCTGTTCCATTTTGTTTGAAAAATTTTTCGAACATTTGGCAAATTTCTTCTGGTTTCGAAAAACCCAATTCAACAAACTTATCTACTCTTCGTTTCAATGAGGGATCTAGTTTATCTATGTAGTTCGTTGTAATAAAAATGACAAGTTTATCATAGTTATTAATTCCATCCAACAGATTTAATAATCCACTAAAGCTTAATTTGGTTTTACTTACAGCTTCTCTTTGTTGAAAAAGACAGTCGATGTCTTCGAAAACAAGAAAAGTTTTTTTTCTCAATGTTAGTTTTCCAATCATTGATTCTAAAGAGTTATCATCTAAACTAAGAACATTTTTAACAATAGAAACATTGTAGTTAAAATGAGTCGCGAGAGATGCTATCAATGATGATTTTCCGGTTCCAGGTAATCCATGAAGAAGATATATTCTTTTATATGGAATACAAAGTTCTTTGTATAAGTTATAGGTTTCTTCTGAATTTAAAAAGTAATCCAAATCATTTACAATTTCATATTTTTTACTTAAGTACAATGTATCAATAAGTCTCTTAAACGTACCCGAAAACTTCCAAAAATGTTCATCTTCTATCCAGATAAATTTACAACATTCTTCATGTTCTTTTTCCATTATTTCTAACTCTTCTAACATGATTAGGAAGTCAGTTAAATATGTTTGTGATACTGTTGATTTTAATACGAAATGATCGAATCTAAATTCAGCATAATTTTTCGAATGCACAGTTTTCGGTTTTTTACGGTAACTTATCTTGATTTCACTATTTTTCCAATGGATTGATAAATCATGATTTGGAATAAGCAACATGATATATTTTCCTTTACACAATCGAACCGTTTCGAGGATGCAATTTTTTTCTTTTTCGATCAATTTCTCTTGATGAAGCCAGTACAAAAGTTTTGTGAATAATGCATTGTTATTGCGATCCAAAATAATCTCATAATCTTTCGAAAAACCCGACATTTTATGGTATGTTTTTACTTTTTAAATGACTCTAGAATTTCCGAGTTTCTTAGTTAAATAGGACATATAATTTTCGATCAAATTTTTGAAAAAATCCGGTCTTTCGTCAACATCTATGGAATCTAATATTTGAGAAGTGAATTGATATACCTGTAAATGGGAATATTTAGCTCTAAGATCCGAAATAAATGTTGACCAAACCGCACAAACTCCTCTTTCCAAGTGATGAGTTCTTGTTCTTGATTTCGCTTCAGCATGATAACTTTGAAATCCACGATAAAATGTATCACTAAAAGTGTATACAGAATAAGTTTTAAGTATTGGTATCGACTTCAACGTATTTACTATATAAGGTACGTCATTATTATTAAACCATTCTTTGTGAGTCTGTCCACCATTTGGATCATATAACTCAATACTAGTCGTATTTTTGTTTATTATTATGACCACTTTATGTTTATGATAATCATTTAACCCTCCTTCGTTTTTTGTTGTACGATAAGAAAGAGGGAGTATTATTAGATCATTTTCCGAATTTACACAATTATTCAACTTGTCCCATATTGCTTCGGAAATATACAATCCAATTCTTTGGCCTCGCAATTTTTTTATCAAATCCATTTCATTAGACTTAAATATTTTAAAATTTTCATCATCCAATTTACTAAAGTCTATCCACATAGCGATATCTGATATATCATTGGCGTTGTATACAACACATACTTTTTTTGTTTTGCTATACTTTTGTTCGAGATATCTTTCAGCAAGAACATTTAGAAAATTAAGTTCGTCACTTCTAGATTTATACCAAATTGGTGAACCCTTTTGTCGTCGCGGATCGTAAGCTCCTCTCGCTTCTGGTGTCAATAATTCTGTAACTTTTATGTTTTTGTCTTCCTTATTTTTTTTCAAGTAACCTATATAACCTTTTATAAACTCGTTGTATTCTTTTGATTTCTTTTCATCCAAAACTTCAGACATTAATTTTTCCATCATTTCAACCGGATCCATTTTGTAATATTTTGTTCTTAGTTCTGCAATAAATAGAGACCAAAACATACACTTTCCTTTTTCACCCAAGTTTTGACTTTCCTCGCTTTCAAAATTTTGAAAGCCGTAAAATGGCAAATCTTTATATAAAACAAGTCTATACCTCCCTAGCTCCGGTACACTTTTAAAAAACTTTTTTAATTCAGAAGCATCCGCATTTTTAGTTCTTTGTTTATGGTATTCGTAGCCATTTGAATCGTAAAATTCGATAGTTCGGAGAAACTTGTTAATTATAATTATGTTGGCATGTCTGGAAAAACGTTCCTCTTTATGGATGTATATTTCGAGATGAAAAGGGATAATTATTATATCATTATTCAATGAAATACAGTTTTGTAATTTGTTTTTAAAATCTTCGGGTATATACAATAATTTTCGTCTTCCAAATTTTTCCACATTCGACTTAATGACTTTTTTAGGTACATGCTCAAAATCAATCCATTGAAATCTTTCTCCAGTTTTTCTGCTTTCCTCATCCCAAACAATACAGATTTTAAATTTGGGAGTCGTATATTTTCTGTATATCCAATCCAATCCCGAATTTTTTAAACTTACCGCTTCCTCTGTATCTTCTTTCGTTTTTCTCAAAAGTATCCCACTTATTTCTGAAATATCTGGGACAGTAAACTTTTCGTCTAAAACATTTTTCCATTTTGGAGTTTTATATGTTTTTTTCACACAACCCTTTCCTTTTATCCAGTAACATGGTTCCGAACATTCCGATAATCGTTTTTTTGAACAACTCATTTTATTTTATATTTATTTGTAAAATAATAAAGAATGAAATCAACACAACTTGGAAGACCATTACCAGATCCGATACGGGGTGTATATCTCTTACTCGCAGATAAAACACAGCCTATCGTAAATCTTAAAGGAGAAACTGTAATGGCAGATGCAGATGCAGATTGGATACCACAAGTAGGTAAATGGATACAACAATTCAATGTTGTATTTTTTACTTTTTTGGATGAATCTCTAATCGTACCAAAATCTTATAAATATACCATAAATAACAGAAATAATATATTTGCACCCGGTACTAAAATAATTTTCTCCATGGGTGGAGAGTCATATTCAAGTGGAGAAAAATGGGATTGGTTGACGACCAAAGAGAAAGCAGAATCAAAGGCAGAATGGATACATACAAATCAAGATTATGATACATGTGATGGAATCGATTTTGATCTTGAACCGGGCTTGTATGATGGAGTTATTCATTTCTTACGAAAATTACGCACTTTAAAACCGAATTGGATTATAACTGTGCCCATAAACGGGGGACAAAGATCAGAAGGAAACAATCAATCTGGAAAATTTACGGCAATTGCATGTACATGGCCTGCTGTAGCTTATGAACAAAATCAATATCTTAAACCCCTTTTTAGTATGTGTGCAACTTCTGATCAATATCTTAATCTTATTGATACTATTGGAATCATGCAATATAATAACGATTCATCACTTCAATGGATACAAGCTTGGAATAGAGATGATGGGAATAAATTGTGCGACTTTTGCGGTTGTAAATCATACGGCGATTGTTTGTCTGCATGCATAGTTCCAAAAGATAAAATATTAGTAGGCCTCCCGGGGGACGCGAGACAAGATATTATCGACAAATACGTAACTTTATCGACTGATAAAAATCAATCTTTGTCAAATAGGGGATATAT